GCTAGCCCCCGAAGCATCTGGGTTGGTTTGCCCCGCAGGAGTAATAACATTTACTTCCTGGTATGTGACAAACGTCCCGGCTGGCAAAATGACATTTCGATTGTTGGCCACAGTCGAAAATGATGTATTTGCTGTTACCGTATTCAGAAGATCCAGATCACGGTAAATGCGGTTTTCCGCATAAGTGATCATCATAGGAAGAATAGCAACGAAATTGCTATCCGTCTGCGAAACAACGGCCATTTCAGCTATCTGCTGAACGTAACTAGCCGTTCCAGAGACGCTTCCGCTATAGGATAAGCCTGTTGTCACCGCGCTACTCCATTAAGCGCCCCTTATATCACTTATTTTTGTCCTTCGCACCATCCTTCACGACGCGCATTGTTCTGCTTAACTTCAATTATTGTCCCGGTTGTGTCCTTGGAAGACCAAGACACATCCTTCCAAACATTGCACACAGAGCCATTAGTCTCTTTTGTGCCCGTCAGAGTCACGCACCCGCTCAGGGGAAGTATCGACAGCATCGCCAGCATTAACCGCACGGCCCATCCTCCTTAAAGCGTCTGCCGTCGCCGCAGCCTCAATTTCCGCCACTGCGTCGGCCCTGATCTTAAAGTAAACGCCAGACAAGACCATTATGGCGACAGCCGCCATAGTCAGGCAACGCCCTACTGGCGTGAAAAGCAGACTAAACACCGTCACGATCCATGTTCTTTTTGCGCCAATACCAGATTGCCGCCGCCAATCCAATGACGGCCAGCATGCCAAGAAAATTAACATTAGCAAATAGCCCACCAAGCTGATTTGCTGTATCAGACGCATCCTGAACTTGCGCAGCCACTTCCTTAGCTGCTCCAAGACCGCCAAGGCCAGCCGTAAGTAGCGCCGCGTTACCTTGCTTGCTATCCGCCATTGTTCGCGCAGGTACAGGATCAGCAGTTGCACGTTGTTCATGTTCGTCCGCCGTAGGAGCTTCATCGAGTGCCGATACAACCGCTGGATCGCTCGCCATCCACCAAACCCCTTCCGCATGGCGGCGCCGCACAAGTCCGGGAAGTGTCTTTCCACCACCCTTTGTAAACTTCATCAACTCGGCAGGCACGGCGTCAAATTGCCCAACGTTGATCTTTTTCAACAGGGTAGACGTCTTCAGATTTCCAGGGCCTTCATTGTAAACAAAGTCCACGAGAACATCGAACTGATGTTGGGTCAGCGGTTGCTGCACCATGTCGTGAACATAAGTCTCGTATTTCACGAGATCGCGGCGAAGAATGTCCTCCGCCTGCTTTTGCGTGATTTTCATACCATCATTGACGCCTGGCTGGCCAGCCGATGACGTATGGCCATACCCAATTGTGCAAACTCCAGCCGGGCAACGATAAGCCGTCAGCTTGCAGCCTTCAAAAGGCTTGAGTAGCGCGTCAATGCCTTCTTGGCTCATGTTCATGGCTGTTTCCCCTTCTCTAGCAAAGTGATGCGCTTGTCGAGCGCCGCGATCATCTGGGCCGTATCAAAACGAATGGAGGCACGAGCAGACGCAGCATCTGCAACCATGTCCATGCGGCTCTTTTCAATGGCAGACATTGAACGCTCACGATCCAATGTCATGGCGGCACGGGCTAAGGCGCTTTCTTTCTCAACTTTAGATATTTGATCACTCAAATGCTCCCGAATCTGCGCCATGTCGATAGTTGTGCCCTGCGGTGGGATGGCTTTGTTATCGGCGTTCACAACAACCGCAATTTTGGACTTGAGCTGGATAATTTCACTGTTCGCGCTGGACAGGGCGCTCATCAGGTAAACAACGCAAGAAAAAAGAATTGGGATACCGGCAAAAGTGATCTTCTCCACCAGTGCGCTTTTGCTGGCGCTTGCCGCCATCTCAATTGCAAAATGCTCTTGTTTTTCCGAAGAAGTTGTCATTTATCCGCTTTCCCGTCGAGCTTGTCATAGATCCGCTTGAATATGTCTTCAATTCGGTCCATGCGCTTATCAAGATCGTCTTTCATGACGTAGGTTTTGGGCAAATCTGCTTCTATGCGATGAAGATCATCCTTTAACGATTTGACGGCTTCCCACAATTGGCGAGCAAACCATCCTATCGTACAAAGTACGGCGCTAAGGGCCAAGTTAATCGTTGATTGGTCCATAGCGCCGTATTCCTTTACTCAGGTTGGCTTACCACAGGGGCAAGCTGCTTTTCAGCTTCGTCTTTAACCTTCATAATCAAACTGGCGACTTCCTTAAACTGGCGCTCACTTAGCACACCAAGAATGAAGTTCAGTTCGTCTATCGTAAAAGTAAGCGTAACCATATTTTTCCCCTTATTTGCCCACTGGCGGGCCAATTATAGCAGTTGATGTTTCACGGTCTATAGTCAATTCACCGTCACAGCATACGTTCCATTGTTCACCATCACGTTCGTCCCAGACCGGCACAGTAATGCGCAAGTGCTTAAACAAGCGTTCCTTGCCATTTTCGAACACGCGCCAAACATGCTCAACCGTACCGCGCCCAGGTTGTCCCCTTGATTGGTTGAATCTAATACAGAATCTACTCAAACTATTTCCACATCAGAATGCATAGGACATGCCGTTGGCGCGGCATTGAACTGCACACTGATATTAAAGTGGATAAACCGCATAGGCTTGTTTGCAGCATGCCTAGTAAAAGAATGAGCCAGCCACGCGGGAGCAAACATGCACAAACCAGGCTCAGGCACAAAGTTTATGATATTAGATGCAAATGTAGCTTGACTCATATTTGATTCAGGCAAGTTAAGCTGTACTTTTCCAGCTTTGGGATCATGAAACAAAACTACCGAACTATCTTTAGGCACATCAATGAAATAAAATCCCACTATCTGGGATCCAAACCCATGCACATGCTGTTCCATGGCAGAATGCTTATGATGTTCTTGGCACCAAAACTCCGTAAAATACGTAGACATATTTTGCATAGCATAACCTTGGCCATCCAAAATATTCCAAGCGGTCTGCCCAATAAATGCAGTAAGATCCGCCAAGCGCAAATCCGTATGCAAATTATCCGTCATGACCAACGGATAAATCTCATTCATTTTCTTGATTGTTTTCTTTTTTGCAGCAATAGCTTCCGTCACAACCGTTTTAGCCGCATCTAAAAACTGCGGCAATTTAACGGTATATACAGCAGCCGGAAAACAGAAAACTGGCTCTAGAACGGGGCCAGTTTGTTCTGTTGGGATATGTATTACATCTTCAACTGTTTGATTGGCTTTGCACATTAATCATCCCCTATGATGTTGGTGCAGGCGGGACAAAGACAACCCAAGAAAGGGTAGGTTCATCCCAACGATACTTTTGTCCGTCATCCGGCTTTGGTGTCGGCGCAGACCACTTTAATGTGGTCTCGTCAAATGTCCATGATGGGAAACGGGGGTTTACCTTGTATTGGGCAATCTTGTCAGCTTTTTCCTGATCCGTCATAGGGCGAACTGACCAAACATCCTTGACGATGGTATCAAACCATTCATAGCGAACTTCCGCCACTTCAAAGATTCCCGGCATGACGTTCTGCGGAATGCGCTCGAACTTAGCAAATTCAGGCGGAAGATTGTTCACGTCAATGTTGGGAAAAGCCTGACGAAAGTTGTCGCCCAAGATCGGATGCTCGAACGGCTGACCGTTACGGATTTGGATGAAGAGTTCCATCATGGCGAACCTACGTTAGTTGATGGAAATGAACGGGAGCATCCGGGCCAAACTATGCGGACAGCGCCGCCCGCGCCAGCGTATCTAGTACTGGCGCAACTTGACGCTGCGCCGCCGCCACCGGCACCATACGCTCCCCCAGAATTTGTGCCACAAGCACCCCCTGAACCGCCTTTACCAACTCCGTCTGCGGAGGAGGCTGCACCTGAAGACCCTTTACCAAATATTCCTACGCCGCCGCCACCCCTACCGTAACCGCCGAAAGTACCACCACCGCCACCGCCGCCAGCGCCGCAGCCGCCAGCAGCGCCGCCATTAGCAGCATTGCCACCTTTGCCGCCGCCACAGCCGCCTGACCAATAACCACCGGCACCGCCACCGCCGCCACCGCCGTTATAAAAAGAGTATGATCCAACTTCCCTGCCCCCGGTACCACCGTTGCCACCGTAATTACCAATGCCACAACCTGAAGGGTACCCGCGCACGCCGCCAGCTTGTCCATTGCCGCGATTCCCCCCGTTTCCCCTTACAAAACAAAAAGATGCAATTTGATAACTAGAATAACCACCATTTCCGCTGCAACAACAACAACTACCACTCGTTATGCCGCCAGCACCTACAACTACGTATTTTGTAGAACCGGGGGTTACGGTTATATTGTTTTTATATGATGTGGCACCACCGCCACCGCCGCCACCGCCTAGATAATAAAATATACAACAGCAACAAGAAGTAATACCACGACCGCCTGCACCACCACCAGCAACAACAAATACAGAAATTTTAGTTACCCCCGCTGGAACAACCCAAGTATATGATCCGGGAGTTGTGTAGGATTGAGAACCCCCAAGAGATTTGGCCCCAAACCCAAACCCCTGCGCCGAAGCCGCTCCACGAGTAACGATTGTAGGCATCTTATCGCCTCACTTAAACTGTGTCTGTGACGCAAAGATCGTAAAAGCTGCGCTTCCCGTCTTCACGATGGTGTAGGTGTAAATATCAACGCCTGACGCATTACCCGCCGACCAAGCCGTGCCACCCTGATACTTGGGCGTGACAGACGTACCGTCAACCGTGATGGCGTTATTATAATACGCAGTGCTACCTTGCGTAACCAAAAACGCTACCGTCACCGACTGCCCTGTGGACATTGCCGTATTGGCGGAAACCGTGCTGCTCCAGCGGAAGTTCACGGTCCAGTTCGCCGAAGCGTTGGTGGTGTAATAGAGAACGCCTTGCGTTCCCATGTCGTAGTTGATCGTTCCCGTCGCAGCCGTAGCCGAGATAGTCGCAACTTCACCAATGTTGGGAATGTTCATAACCGGAGCGTTTACCGTTCCGGCATACTCCGCCAAGATGGATAGGTTGCGCGGTATTG